TGCTGCTGCTGCTTTGCGCCATGCTTCTTCTGCTTTGCGCCATGCTGCTGCTTCTGCTATACGAATTGACTGTTTCGTTCTCATGTTATTCCCCTTTCAGTTCTAATAAAAAATAAACCATTCTCGTACGCCCATACCTGCGACCGCCGATTTTCCATTTAATCACGTTGTACCCACGTATATAGAGTTTTAAACTGTGGCGTTGTATAGATACAGGATCATGATTAGATGAAGATGCCAATTCGACTTTATCAACATATTTGTCCCCAAAACCGTTATGAAACCATTCACTTAATATAGCGTATTCAATTCTGGATCTACCAGGTTGATGAATATAACTTAAATGTTCTTTGACAGTTTTAAGTGGATTAATCTGCAACATTATCGCAGCGTACGTAATTTGTAAATTAAAACGACATTCGTTGCTGGCGAATACATTACCTTCGGTGCTTTTAGGAAAATATAAATCATATATCAATTTATCATCAGGTATTAAATCTACATTTAATTTTAAATAATTTATTTTAGCATCAAAAACTTTATCATTATGCAAAGCGTTGTTTTCCGTGACATTTTTATTACATAACCTACCGACAATACCATTACGAATAGTCGTACGCATGGCGTAATGATTCATTTTAGATAATATTCGCACCATGAGTTTCAACCTAGATTGAGGGTCATTAGGATGCAGATTTTTGAATACTTCACTACTGGATGTATCCAATTCAATAACATTTTTGTTACACACCGAATTATCAGGTGTGACCACAATGTAAATTTTACTGCCATTTTGGGATTTAGCACCAGCCACCACACATATCGGTGAATACGGGAGTAATTTTTTGTAGTGATAACTCATAGCAAAGTCTGTAGTTTTCCCACAACACTCATAACAAAAATATTCACCGTATCCTTCATCGATTAAATAGTTCAAAACCTTTTTCGTAACAGTCGCAGTAAAACATGTATTTTCCATAATTTCGTTAACGGTTCTCATAATTACATCCTACATAAATTATAGTAATTATAACCGTTACACTCAAACATGTAAAGGTAGTCGTGATGAGTGGTAAATTTCCTATGTATATCTGATTCCACAAGGCTTATGAGCTAATTAAGTTGAGTGTAAACGCCATTCTCAGTCCCTAGGCCCAACAGATAGTATATAACTATATATATATAAATATAGGTGTAGATGTATATACTATCTGTTGGGCCTAAGAAGTGAAATAGGGTTTTTTTCATAAATCTTTGTGGAATTTAACACGAGAACCATACCGGTAAAGGCTTTGGTAACTCAACGCGATAAGTAGAACTCGCGTTGAGTGTAAAGGTTATAATTACTATAATTTATCTGGAATTGAGTAACTAATCCGCACAGCTTCTTGTATCTCTTACAGCGCGAAACGACGGGTATTCTTTACACGCGGCTTTCAAAGCAGCCTCAAATGTTTTGTGTCTGGAAATAATATCGCCCGCTTTGAAATTAGCATGGTCGTAATTTGCAACAACCACCCACTCAAAACCTTTTTTTAACGCTTTTGTATATGCATTCATGATATTCTCCTTAGGTTACAATTTAAGTATACCCCATACTGTACAGTATGCAAGGGTTTATACGTATATTTTTAATTAATCCACGCTAGCCCGCGCGGGCTAGAATTGAGTAACTATTTTGAACCTCTATGATAAACTTCAACATCCCATAATTCTGGGCTAATGTTTTTTTGTGGAGTTTTAAGCTCAATATTGATTACTCGTACTATACGTGTGGGGTTAGTGAGAATAACTTTGTATGTTGTAAAAATAGCCACTACCGCTGCGATTATTGATAATGTAATCATGATAATCCCCTTTAGGTTTTAATTAATCCACGCTAACCCTCGCGGGCTAGAATTGAGTAACTATGATATTCAGATTTTCTCAACCCGCCCTCGGCCACTTGAGTCATCCCTGAATCCCGCGCTGGTTTGGAGGGTGAACCTCCGAGACCACGGTCTCTCTATCTACAATTTAAGTATGACACATACTGTACAGTATGCAAGGGTTTATATGTATATTTTTAATAAATATTTTGTGTAATCATTATTGTGTAATTTTAGGAGATCAAATCGTGGGAAATTTATTAGCATTAATCACAGAAGGTTTTGCATTTTTTGCAAAAGCTCAAACAACGTTAAGTGCGGCTCAACAAGCCGTGACTTTAACCCTCAATAGTGCCTCTACTGTAGCTAAAGCCGCTGGAGCTACCGAAACTGCTCAACATCTGGATAATATCAATTCCGCTGTAGCTAAAGATGCAAGTCTTGCTGATGCATTTTTACATTTATTTTCACTACCTACTCAAAAAAATGATTAATAGAAATATTAAATTGTTGATAACTTTTTTACAATCTAAAGGTTTGGATAAAAAAGTTATAGCCGCCGCTGCCGCTAATGCAGATTTAGAAAGTGGCGGCGGTAGATTTTTGTATGAAAATTTAAATTATTCCGCCGCAGCTTTGATGAGCACATTCCCGTCGATTTATAAAAACAAACCCGACGACGCAGAGCATGACGCTAGACATCCAGTTTTGATAGCCAACAGAGTTTATTCTCAAAAAATGGGTAACGGGGATTATTTTTCTGGAGACGGTTGGAAATACAGAGGGAGAGGTTTGATTCAAATTACAGGTAGATTTTTATATTTGCAATATTTTAAATGGTGCGGTAATCCATCTTTAGATCCAGATTTATTGAGCAGTGATGTGACTCACGCTGTAAATAGCGCTTATTGGTTTTTATTTATTTACAATGAGGATCGATTCAAAAATGCAGCATTAGCTCTGGATCTAAAAAAATGCAGAGGTATTGTTAATCCAGCTTTGCTTAATTATGATGTTTTTAAAACTAAGTTTGATTTTTATCATGATCAATTATAAAGATTTAGCCAAACAAGTCATCGATGATAAAGAGTGCCGCGATTTAATAGTTTCAGCACTCATAGAAGAAATGAATACTCGCAACGCTGCTAAAAATTGGGTTAAACTAATATCATTTTTAATATCACTCGCAACTTTAGCCACCAGCGCGATTATCGTCGAAAGGATTAAATTGTGGATTCATTAATAATATTTGCGGTAATAGGTTTTTGTTATTTAATTAAAATTATGATAACCGGAAAATTTTAGGTGTTAAAATGTCATCGCGTGTTGGTGTAAAAAATCCAGGATCGAGAGCGACTTTAAATGAAAAACAATTATTATTTATTGGATTTTATCTCGAAACAGGTATGATATCCGAATCTGTAATCCTTGCTGGATACAAAACTAAAAATCCTCAAGTAAGAGGTACACAATTGCTTTTAAGCCCGTTAGTAAAGAAAACGATAGCCGAAGAACGCGCAAAAAGACGGAAGATAGAAGACGAAGAGATCTATTCGAAGATAATGACGCGGGCTCAAATACAATTCGAGCGGCATAAAATAGCGAGCAGTAATCTCGCTTTAATAAAAAGTGCTAATCTATCCGAGATACCGGAGGAAATGCAAGTTGCTGTTTCTTCGATAAAAATTAATAAAGACGGTAATCTCGAAGTAACTCTTTGGGATAAACTCAAGGCTTTAAAAGATCTTGATGAACATCTTAAAGAGCGTGAAGAAACTCACAAACTAGAGGATTCACTTGTCATCGACAACGCATTGCAACAACCTGAGTACGATAATGGCAACTAATCATGATAAGCGCACGCACGTAAAATTACCAATTTTACATAAGGGTCAATTACGCGCTTATGGTTTGCATGTAAAAAATAGATTTGTAGTCGTTAGGTGCGGAAGGCGATGGGGAAAATCAGAGTTGCTGAAAGCTATCGGTTGCAATACTACCGCGCGCGGTAAATATTTTGGGTATTTTGCTCCACAATACAAATATATGAGTGAGTTTTATCGAGATTGTAAAAGCATTTTAAATGATGATATCGAAAGCAGCTCCAAAACTGATGGAGTTATACTAACCAGGCATGCAGGTAGAATGGATTTTTGGAGCACTGAGAATGAGCATTGCGGAAGATCACGAAAATATCACGGTGTAGGTATCGATGAGGCAGGATTGTGCAAAGAAAATATGATGGATGTGTGGAATCAAGCTATCCGCCCAACATTATTAGATTATAATGGTTTTTGTATTATTACAGGTACTCCTTTAGGCGTTAATGAAAATGATTTTTTTTATCAAATTTGTAATGATAAATCGCTTGGATTTAAAGAGATTCATTTACCTACGCATACGAACCCTTATCTATCTCAAGAGGCTTTGGATGCTTTGGAGCGCGAAAATCATCCTCTAGTTTTTCAGCAAGAATATCTGGCTGAATTTGTTGATTGGGGAGGTGTAAGATTTTTTGATATGAAAAAACTTTTGGTTAACGAGCAGCCGGTGGCGATACCTGATCGAGTTGATTATGTTGTAGCAGTTATGGATACTGCTACAAAAACGGGCAATCTTAATGATGGTACGGGTGTGATATATGTAGCTTTTAATAGAGGGCAACCTCTATATATTTTAGATTACAATATAGTGCAAATTGAGGGTAGTTTGCTTGAGGTATTTTTGATTACTGTTTATGAGCAAATTGATCACTATTGTAAATTATGCAACGCTCGATTACCTAGCCCTGGTGTATTGATCGAGGATAAATCTAGCGGCATGATTTTATTGCAACAAGCCAAACGCAGAGGTTTAAAAGTACATGCTATTAACTCAAAACTTACGGCTGTCGGTAAAGACGAGCGAGCTATAAGTATTAGCGGTTACGTGCATCGCGAGCAGGTAAAATTGTGTGATGTGGCGTATAACAGATTAGTAAATTTCAAAGAACGTAATCGCAACCATTTGCTTTCGCAGCTATCTGAGTTTAAAATATCAGATGAGAATGCTAATAAACGGGAGGATGATCTTTTAGATTGCTTTACATATGCTGTGGCTTTAACTTTAGGTAATAAAGGCGGTTTTTAATGGGATCAGTACTTTTTAACGGCTCTACGATCGGCACTCATTTAACTGAGTTATTAATGTCAGAGGATATTGCACCAGGCTCATCGGCGAGTTATGAGCTATGCAAACAGATTTATTTGTATCACCCGCTAGGGGCTAAAATCGTAGAGTATCCTGTAAATATGGCTATGAGTAAACCACGGGAAATATCTGTAAAATCTACAGCTGCCGAAATGATTATCGAACAATTTATGCAAACTTGGGATAAACTGAAGTGTGATTCCCACATCAAAAACTTAGCTCGAACATCTGCAATTTACGGAATATCCACAATAGTTTACATCGTGACTGGGGTTGCTACAGAAACCGCAGTACCTCTTGAAGCTCTAGCTGAAAATGATTTATATTTTAATGTGTTCGATCCTTTGAACACTTCAGGCTCTTTAGTGCTCAATCAATTACCATTATCTAGTGATTTTCAAAAACCTCAAATTGTTGCAGTGAACGGTCAAAAGTTTCATCCGTCGAGAAGTTGTGTTTTACTGAATGAAGATCCTATTTACATATCATTTACAGAAAGTGCATATGGATTTGTAGGGCGTTCGGCCTATCAACGAGCATTATTTCCACTTAAAACCTATATACAAACTATGATCACCGATGATCTAGTTACAAAAAAGGCAGGGGTACTTGTAGCTAAAATAAAAGCTCCCGGATCATTTATTGATAATATCATGATGAGCGCGATGAGTTTTAAACGTAATTTACTCAATCAGGCAGAGGTTGGTAATACAGTAAATATTGATATTGATGAGGCGATTGAGAGTTTGGATCTACAAAATATTGATAAGGCAATGATTACAGCGAGAAAAAATGCATTAGAAAATATAGCATTGGCTATTCAAGCTCCGGCTAAAATATTAAATAGCGAAACTTTCGCTGAAGGATTTGGTGAAGGTACCGAAGATGCTAAAAATGTAGCGAGATACATTTTGAATAAGCAAAAGGATTTACAACCAGTTTTTGATTGGTTTGACAATATCGTAATGTATAAGGCATGGACTCCTGATTTTTTTGAAGCTGTAAAAAATGAATATCCTGATGAGTATAAGGATGTGGATTTTAAAGAAGCTTTCATCGGTTGGAAGAATTCATTCAAAGCCCAGTGGCCAAATTTTTTAATAGAATCTGATGCTGATAAAATAAAAACAGAGGAAGTAAAACTTAAAGCCATTATTGCTTTGGTAGATACGTTAGGTGCTCAAATAGATCCCACAAACAAAGCTGATCTAATTCAGTGGGGGATTGATAATTTTAATGAACAACAGTTACTTTTTAAAAATCCGCTAAACATTGATATAGAAGTGTTACGCGATTATTTGGAAAAGCACGCTGATCAAGAGCAAAAAGTCGCTGAAGCTGGATTTAAATTATGAGTTATTACAGTGTAATAAATAAAGTGATAAATGAAGCGAGCGCTCAAGGTTACACTACAGAACAACAATTACAATTGTGGATTAAGTTAGTGCGAGATGCTGCAATTAAGCAGATGATGCCAGAAGATAAGCTGCAATTACTGTTAGATAGGACATTTAGAGGTAAATTTAACAGCATTATTAGAATGGCTGTTGGGGTTGAACGTATCGAACCTCAATTGCGGCAAGAATTAAATAGACGAATATTTGCCAGCGCAAACTTGATTAAACTTAATCGTGAAGAGGCTATAGATAAGACGATCAGAAGATTAAGCGGTTGGATAACTAGCGATAGTAAACCTGATCCTGAAATGCGCGAAGAAGTTAAAAAATCTTTGAAACAACTACCTTTTGTAGAGCGTAGAGTAATTATCGATCAATCCCACAAACTAACAGCAAACATAAACAACATTATTGCCGAAAACGGTGGGGCGATCGCTGTAATTTGGAATAGCCACTGGCAAGAAATGGGCTATAATTACCGTGAAGACCATAAAGATATTGATGGTAAAATATTTACAATACGAGGTAATTGGGCTAAAAACGCAGGTTTAATGAAACTCGGTGAACATGGTTATTACGATGAGTCACCGGGATTTTCAAAAGAACCATTTTGTAGATGTTACGGAACTTATTTGTACGCGATACAAGATTTACCAGATGATATGCTAACAGCTAAAGGTAAGGATGCGATGAAAAAATGATACATAAATTAATTATCATTTCCGAAGAAGGTTTAGGTATTTCAGAAACTTTAGATGATATACAATTTTGTGTAGATAATAAAGCAATTTTACATATCGCTTTCGATAGATATTGTGAAATATTTGGTTCATTTCCGAAAGGTGAATTCGCAATTTTAACTTACAACAAACAAATGCGTATGAATATTAATCTAAAAGATTTAAAGGAGTTTTTGAATCATGCCTCAAGATGATGTTTTAGTTACAGAGTTAGACATTGCAAAATCTATGATATCTGGGGAATTATCCTCACCTCAAGTTTTTAATAATGTTACATTATTTGATTTGCGCATTACTGGTACCGGTGCTGCGTATAGAGTTGGTTTAGAAGAGTTTGTGCATAGGCATCCCGATAATTATCTAAATGATGAATTTCTAGAACGTTGTAACGGTTTACCTGTTTTGTGGAATCACCCAGAAGAAGGTGTGATGGATTCTAAAGATTTTTCAAATCGCATAATAGGTACTATATTTAAACCGTATATTAAAGATGATGAGGTTTGGGGAATAGCTAAAATATACGACGATTTATCAGTTAAACAAATGACGGAAAATCAATTATCTACATCACCTGGTGTATTATTTAATAGACAATCTGAAAACACCGTTGTAGAATTAAGTGATGGTAAACATCTATTAATAGAGGGTGTAGCCCCATTAATAGATCATTTAGCTATATGTGAGCGAGGCGTTTGGGATAAACTCGGAGAGCCTAGCGGAGTTAGACTGGATTCACAAATAATTGAAGGGGTTGATAAAATGACTGACGAAGTTAAAGCTGATGCCGATAACGGTAATAAAGATAATACTGGCGAGGATTATCCTCGCCATAAAAACGATGCTGATCCTACAGCTCTCAATGCTATTATGGATGCTATCGGTAAAATTGGATCACGTATGGATGCATTAAATGCTCGTATGGATGCTGCCGATGAAAAGGTTAAAGCTGATGCTGAACCGAAACCTGAAGTTAAAGCTGATGCTGAACCGAAACCTGAAGTTAAAGCTGATGCTGAAGAAGATGAAACTGAATCAGCAGCAATGGCAGATGCTCAAGCACGCGCTGATAGTGTGCTTCAACTACACGGTAAGCACGCACCACGCCCCATGAGTGGGGAAAAAGCTCATGCTTACCGCAATCGAGTTTTAAAACCTCTTCAGCAATTTAGTGAAAGATTCAAAAACGTCGACTTTTCTAAAATTACAGATAATGTTGCATTTAAACATTTTGAAGATCAAGTATATAATGACGCACAACTTGCGGCTAACGACCCGCGTCGTATTATATCAACTTTACCGAGGGGGCAATTGCGCGAAGTTACTAAAAAACAAGGTAGAGTTGAGATGACGGAATTCATCGGTGATATTTCCGGTTTTACCAATCAATTTCGTCAGCCGTCTTTCAAGGGTAAAATATCAGAAGGTGAAAAATAATGGGCATTATAGTTAATCCTATAGCTACCTCCAATGCAGCAGGTAGTTTTAACGTACAGTCTGGTGGTTATGTTCAGGGGATTATCCAAGACGACCCTGTGAACATTTATAAAATCGCCGGAGGTGTACTTAAATCAACTCAATCTTTACCAGTTTATGCTGGTATGGCTATAAGCGAATTTATTCCAACAAGCGACGATCCTTTAGGTAGTATTGTGGATTTAGCTAGCAATAGTAGCGTGTTAAATATTACAGGTTTTACAGTATTTAATAGTTTACATAGTGCGATAATTTCCCAAAGTTCTAACGTGCCCACTATAAGCGGCGGTATGGGGGTTCAATTTTGTCGCTTAGGATCTGGTGTACGAGTCCCATTAGCATGCGATCCAGCTTTAATAAGTATTGATGGGGGCTTGATTACACAACAGGTCTCCTGGGATTTCACAAATCAACAAATTGTACCTTACAACAGCCAAACCTCCCAGTTAACTTTAAGTTCGTTGACATGGTCAGGTGGTGTTGCTAGTGCCACAAGCTCAGCAGCAAACACATTAGTTACAGGTGATTGGGTAACTATTAGCGGTGCAACACCATCAGGGTATAATGGGGATTTTAAAGTGATCGTTGTTGATTCCACACACTTTACTTACAGTTTACCTGTTAATCCAGGAGCAAGTCCTGCAACGGGGAGTCCTGTAGTGTTAGCCGGTGGTGGTGCTTTAACAGTTAAAATTCTTAAGATTCAAGCCGGTAATTCTCGTGTTGCTGTTTACAATTCGGTAACAGGATCTGTAAATTATAATAATTCAGGCGCTTGTGCGCTTGTGATTCTTTAAGGGGTGTAAAATGAGTTTTAATAGTTCGCAGTTCATAACAATTAATCCCTCATATATTGAGCCTCAATTGTTGTTACCGTATTCGCAAAAATCAGGAGCTTTTGAACTTTTAGCTGGGGGTAATCCATCTGTTAAATTGTCTGAAGGTGATTTGCAAGTTTATATCAAAACTTTACAATTACGTACAGAAAATGCTGCCGGTCAATCGGCTTACCAAGAGATACCATCATGCACAGTAAGCACTCAGTTAATTAGTACTCCAACGTATATTTTTCGTTCACAAGCACTTTATAATCACCACGACACCCGCAGTGCAGGAGTGTGGAACGTATCACTTCCTGAAGCTGAACGTTTAGCGATGCGTCAAAGTATTTTTCAACAAATGAGGGCTGCTTTATTATACGGTATGTCACCCGCTAATGGTGAAGGTATTGTGAATACTCAAGGTGCAACAGCAGTAACATTACCTCCTGATACTAACGGTAACACTACTGTTATGACATACGATAACGGCCAAATGGCTATATTTTTACTACAACAAATTGTTAATGTACAAATAGCAGCATTTCAACTTGGTATTCCACAAAAAGTTGTAATTACTGGTCCGCAACGTACATTAGGTTATATGATCCAAGTAGGAATCGTGCAGTTAACTAGTTATCAGCGCCCTGGTGGTGGCACAATGACGACAGCTCAATTAGTTAAAGAAATCAATGAAGAATGGGATAATGAAATATTCTACAGTTTCGACGATACTTTAATTGGTAAAGGTTCGGGTGGGACTGATATGGTTATCGTAACAATCCCTGAGCTTAAAGTTGCAGATGGTGCTGAACCTAATACTAATGAGTTCGCTAAACTACAACCAGGTTTACTTACAAATAACATGCAATACGTCGATATGCCAGCGCCTAGGGAAATTTACAGCGGTACGATGCCACAAGGGTTTACACACGTTACAAGTGAATTGAGAAGTACTAGTGGTTGGACGTTACGCCCAGAATTATTGGTATTACTTTCTATGCAATACCAATAAACCCCTATTTTATTTTGGATACAGACATATTACAATTATGTCTGTATCTTTCTGAAAGTGTATGCATCATGGATTTATATTTAATAAACTGTACTAAACAAAAACTAGTCATCAATCTAAGATTACCTGAACAAATTAAATTGGTACCTTTTTTAATACCTATTGGGCAACAAAAATTAGTTTTAAGTAATTCTACAAAAGACGACATCGATAACGTATTAGACCAACTTAAATACTACGGTGTTATAAATATGGCTAATGTGGATAGTACCAAAGGTGTTCACGGTATTGCATACAGCGTTCGTTCTGTAAGTTCTGAAAAAATAGCACTCGCAGTTGAAGCTCATGATGGTGAATTAGATAAGCAATCATCTGATATAATGGATAAAGCTGCCGTTGCATCTAATAATGAAATGGAGCGAATTTTATCAGAGGTAGGTGCCACTGTAAAAAACAGCGGTATTGAGATTGAGGAAGTTGTACCTCTAGGTCATCGAAACGAAAAATCCCGTAACAAGAAAGTTAGTGTTGAAAGATGATCTCGTTAGCTGACTATATAGTATTTATTCGTACTCAAATGGGGATACCAATTCAGTATTTACCGGACGATTCCCTTGATATCGAATTATCGTATTGTCTAGCGAAAGAACAAGTTAATCATTGGTTTTGTAAATGGAAAACAATATACCCGCTGATGGTCTACAATCTAGCTGGTCATATTTTAATATCAATCGCTAGAGATTACTCGGTACTTCTAGCATCACTAACTTGGAGTAGCGGTGTTGTGGCTGCAACTACGATTACTGTAAACACTTTCGTTACTGGTAATACAATACTTGTATCTAACGTTGTGCCACAATCCTACAATGGTGTTCAATCGATAACGGTGATTAATAGTACTCATTTTACATACCCAATATCAATAAATCCCGGAACATGTATTATTGCAGGTAAAGCAGGTTTTAATTTGTTTGAAACACTGCGAGCAACTTACCACATGAACAATTTTGTACCTGGATTAATAAAATCTTCAGCCGATGAATCCACATCGGAATCGCTTACTACTCCAAATTGGGTTAATAATGTTAGTCTTAATGATTTAGATATACTTAAAACTCCTTACGGTAGGTTTTACGCCATGTACGCTCAAAAATTTGGCTCATTATCATTGAGTGGTGTATAATGAGTATCATCCTACATCTGGGTGTTTACGATGTACCATACACAAAGGGGGGTATGACGACCGGAGGGGTCGCTGAAATACTTGAAAATAGATATAGTGTAATGGAAAATTTTTACGAATTAAACTCTAAAGATATTGCCGATTCACTTAGGGATTCACTAAATAATGCTTTATTTTCAGTTAAAAATGGGGCTGACATTTTACAATTAAAACCATTCGATGGGGCTGTAAGTAAAATACAAACTAAGTTTAGAAAATTTATACAGAATGAAGATATCATAAAGTCTGAAAATACGTTTTTAAGCACTGGTAGAACTCTTAAAAATGGCAAGAGTATAAGATTGACAGTACCTACTCAAGCTGCGTTAATGGGGTATTCATCAAGATTAAAAAAATTTAAAGGTGCCAGGCGTCCAAGCTTTAGGGACACGGGTATGTATGAAAGTAATTTTACTGCATGGGTGGAAATAAAATAATGCCATCGATATTTGAATCTTCAGCAAATCCATTACAAGCAACTTTACAAGCTGGGGTTGAGGTATTATCTCAAGACCAGATAATAACATTCACGAAATACATTCAATTGGTATTACCTGCTGATGGTTTTATTTTTTGGGCGAAAACGACTAATACTATAGATGTTAAAGGTTCTTTACATTTCGCAGGTGACCAAAATCAAAATGAAGATGAAACTGTCGGTAAATCACATGTAATATTTACATCTGAATCTGAGATTAATGCTTTTACAGATATAGCTCCAACAGAAATGTTTATTGGAACTTTTGGTGAATTAAGATTTTCTTTTAATCACAAGAAGAATTTTTATCAACAGGCATCTTTGTGGCATTATGTAGGTGATGCTATTTACCCCGCGATGTTAAGTCAATTTTTAGATACAGCGTCTGATTTTGATAATATTAATCCGGTTGTGTCAAATAGTTTACCTATATTTTTACAATTAAATAGATATTTCCCAATGTATCCCAGTTTTGCAATACCCGCTAATATACAACCACCTTACGGGAGCGTCCACATAGACCCTTCAGGAACAGAGGCTATACAGTCAATACCATTTATTGACCCCATCACCTCACATTACCAATTGACTAGCGATATGGTCAGAATTACAATATATGGTGAGCGTAACACAAACGTTCTTGATTTTCAGGATTATTTATATCAAAACAGTCTTGATACTGACAACTGGGGGCTCATGAATACCCCAGTTGTTCAGGATGAAAAAAGAACTCAATCTGAATATAATATTCTGGCTCAAAAGAAGACGTTTACAATGAAGGTTTCGTATTATCAAACGCGAGTTAATGATATAGCTAGGCAGTTAATTTTGTCAGCTAAAATAACATTTATAGAAGAAGGAATTTAAAAATGTCACAAAATCCCTTAGCTACCACAATTGCTAAAAACACATCGAATGCCCAAACCACAATAAGCCTTGACGCTTTAGGAAATGTCCCTGTACATTCAGCGGAATGTTTAAATTCTTTATTGAATATTTCAACAGCTACTGTTGTGAAAGCCACACCTGGTAAAATAGGTAAAGTTATCGTTAATGTAGCTGGAAGTGCGGCCGGAACAGTGAGTGATGTTGCAACAACGGGAGCTGTGGCTGCTGGTAATTTAATAGCGACAATACCTAATACTGTCGGAATTTATCCTCTAAACTTTCCAGCTAAAGTTGGAATTGTGATCACACCTGGAACTGGTCAAACAGTTTCTGTAAGTTTCGACTAAAATATGACCCAACCTACAATAAATAATAATATAGATACTTATAACATATTAGTTTCTAGCAGCCCTTTAATAATAACTAGTACTGCAATTTTGAATTATTTGCAATATTACAAAGCTACTGATCCTACAAATCAGTATAGGGGGTTGTATTTTTATAATCTTGTTGGTGTAGGTCAATGGTCAATTAGCACTGATAGTGGTGCAACTTGGTTTGACGTATATTCTTATCAATTTTCTGGCGGTAGTGTTGGGTCACCTAAAGTTTCATGCTTAATAAAAGAATTAATCAGCGGTTTGGTGACATGGTTTAGGTATACACCCACAGCGGCTGTAGAAATAGCAAGTTTAAATTTATGTGCACTAGATCATGATCCAGCTATACCTAATAATACAGGATATTCTAATGGTGGAGTTGTCGGTACAGCAATATCATCGCCAAACTCAAATGATCATATAGGAGATTTGTTATTTTTGCATAATCTAACAATAAATGTAGTAACATCACTTCATAATCAACCAACGTTAGGCTCACCGTATGCTCAAGCGTTCGAGTTCGGCGTTGCACGTAATTCCACATCACCCGCTATTTTAATAAGTGATGTTTTAACTAAAGTGAATTATAACGACCCTAATTCGCCAGCATACGGCGGGATTGCTGTAACTGGTGTTACCGCTACAAGTTTTGTGGATACTAGCGGGATAATAGCATGTGCCGGAACATGGCAGTATTCGACTGATGGTATTACGTGGACAGGATTTGGTACTGTACCAAACGGCAGTACAACTACTACAGCCGCATTATTATTATCTAATTCCACATACGTGAGATATGTCGCGGCTAATCAATACGAAGCGAATGTTACATTAAATTTTGCTGGTTGGGATCAATACGGAACTACTTCTAGTCATGCGTCGACTAACGGTACTCAATCATATTGGAATTTGAGTAATGAACCAACGGCGTTCACAGCAGCTTACGGTAAAGCAATTTTATGGGTTAATGAAGCGCCTCATTCAAGTTTCAGTGGTGTAGTACCGGTAAGTCCCTGTTCGGTTGGTCAACAGGATTCGTTCAATTCAATATTTAATTTAGTACAAGAAGCTGGATATTTTGGTTCAGATTATCAAAGTACAACAAATTCGCCTGGGTTGAGAGGGGTTGCTATAACTTCTTTATCAGCTACACATGGAACCTGGTATTGGTATGATCATACTACAGATTCACCGTTAAACATGACACCTCTGTTGAGTACTGTATCAACAACACATGCGTGTATATTACCACCAGTATTCGACAACACTCGTGGATTTTTACAATTTTCACCTTCAGCAGATGACGGTGCTGGATCTATACAATTTTATTTGTACGACGCAACTCAATTGTACGATCCGGCTAATTTAATAGCTCCGCCAGCATGGTCAATTACTGGGGGTTTTAAATTTTTAAATCCTACAAGTTTTTCAGCTAACACATTAACTGGGCAATCAACCCCATTCAGCACCAACAGATTTACAGCATCAACACCATCGGAGTCAGGTATGACACAGAATTTAATTACACAGGTTAACGTGACTGTCAATAGACCCCCAGCGCCTAATAAATTGCAGTCTAAAGTTTGTTTTATCTCACAAGGTGGAACAACGACAAGTGCTGGTGTGACAACATTAATTACGGATTTAGCCGATCTTGTTGCAATTATAGGTAGTGGTAGTCCAGCAACGGAAGTTACTGCAATGTTTACTACATACTTTGCTCAAGGTTCAAATTACCCAGCTTACGTATTAGAGTTAGGTGCGGGTTCTGCGGCATCTAGGATATCCGCGTTCTCCACATATTTAACTAATAATCCAAATGCGTTTTATGTTTACACAGTACCTCGCGGTTGGGATGCAGAATCAACGTATGTAACATTAGTTGGTAATCACAATGCGAATACAGATAAGGTCTATTTTTACACGACTGTAACATTGTCTACATATGCAAGTTTCACAACAAAAAACGTATATAAAATGATAGAAGCTTCTGGAATACCTAGTACTGAATTCACAATCGCATTCAGGCCTTACTGGGTGGCTTCTCAAAATCCATCTAGTACTAATCAGGTACCACCATCATCGTACAGTTTCGCTTTAGGCGTTACTCCTTACCCAATTACAAATTCACAAAAAACGACATTTGAAGCTGCTAATCTAAATTATATCGGTACTGGGGCTGAAGGTGGTATATCGACTGATATTGACTTTCATGGTGTGATGGCCAACGGTGATGCTTTAAACATGTGGTACTCAATCGATTGGGTGCAGATTAACGAACAGTTATTTATAAGTAATGCTATAATTAATGGATCTAACAGACAACCTCCTCTTTATTACAATCAAGCAGGTATAGATTATTTACAACGAGTGGCTGGTCAGTTAATGGGTAATAGTGTAAGTTACGGTTTAACCCTGGGTAGTGTAATTTTAACTAAATTACCTCAAGCTGTATTCATAGCGAATATAAATGCTGGAAAATATTTAGGAAACGCTGTAGTAAACGCCGAACCTTTTAGTGTGTATACATCAGAAAATCCAGGTGATTACGCAATTGGTCAATACAATGGATTGACGTGCGCTTACACACCTCAACTTGGTTTTAAGCATATCGTGTTTAATTTAAACGTTAACTTGTTTGCATAAGGAGTAAATTGACATGGCTAACCCACTTATACAACAAGGAACATTGAATAGACTAAGAGGTAGTGTATCTCCTGTTGATTTCCCAGAATTAAATGTAATCGCCGCCAATCTAGCAGTAGAAGGTATTTCTATATCATTTAGTGGCGGCGCTACAACAACCATCGACACATTGACGGGGGTTGTTCAAAGTCCAGAACCGTACATTAAAGTTTCTGTAAAAGTCCATCTACTCAAATCTCAGATTTTGAGCGATCAGTGGAAGGCGCAGATGGAAGATAACACATTAATTGGAGATCTCGCCGTTACTACGGATACGACGACATTGAGCGATTATAATTTTACTAATGTGGCAATTGAATCAGTGGAAACATTAGATTTCAGTGGTAAAAATGCAGGTTATGTATTAAATCTGACTGGTATTTACTACATAAATAATTCATTGTGGAATCTATAATGCGTATAAACAATAAACTAAATCTTGTTTTGGAAATACCGGATGATAATGGAGTGATTTATGTTCATGCCACTCCAATATCATTGGATATTTTCAATCAATTTTATATGGTTTTAAGTAGAACATTTAGTATGATATACTCCAAAGGCTTACATCTAACTGCACCTAGAATAGCACATTTAGTTTTAAAGGATATAGCTGAAGATGAGGGTGTTTTAGACGCAGTTAACAACGGTTTGATGAATGAAATAGTAAGATTATGCAATGTAGTGATGCCTACATCTAACGGTTATGTTACATCCACATTGTCGGATTGTCTGTCTCGAAAAGTTTTGACAACTGAAGAATTTGACGAAATTAAAGGTATGTTGGTTTTTTTCTCATGTGTGTCATCGGTAGCGAAGAAGGAATTAACACTCCCCACGATGACACAATTAACCGAATTATGGGGGGGTCAGCTTACATCTTACAACTCTACGGAGTTCAAAGATTCTTTGCGGACGTTGATCGAGGAACAACCTTCGGAGATAAAGACACTATCGTCGATTCCATATTAGAATATTTAAGTACTACCGGTTTTAAAGAATTTTTTAGCGAATATGGATTAGAGTGCGACAGTGTGTTAGAATTCAAGCAGCGTTATATAATTAAGGCGTTGAGAGGTATTTAATGGCTGATGTAAAAAGCATCATTGAAATTGAAATCAAAGACGAACAGTACAGGAAGTTTATAGATTCATTCAATGAATATAACGAACATTTGATAGCTCAAGGTGCCAAATGGGAGGATGTAGCTAAAAGTGCAGGTGCCGGTGCCGACAATACTAAGAAATTGAGTGATGATGCGAAAGCTATATTAGGTACTTTAGATTCTAGTGTGGATCAAATGATAAAATTCAACAGACAATCAAAAACCACTGTAGATCAATCAGGTAAAACTCGTAAAAATCATTTAGATATTTTAAATTTTAGTAAGGAAACCACAGCTTTAATGAGTAAATGGGGATCAGTTGGTTTGGCTGTAGGAGGTGCGTTAGGTACAGGATTTGCTGTTATGGCAGGTGTCGCATCATCCGAAGCTAATATCAGAAAAGAAACTAAAACTCTTGGTATAAGTGCTGGTGAATTGCAGTCACAAGAAACAAACTTTGGTAAATTTATAGACGTAGGATCACATTTACACGCTCAAAATCAATTTAGAAATGATGTTACTAAAGGTGGTGAACTATCAGCCGCTGGTTTGGGTGGGATGAGAAATTTAAATAATGCTGATTTTTTAGCTCAATCTCTTCTTAAAGTTAGAGAAACCTACATGAAACATGGAGCTAATGAATCAGCTGCTCAGGCTTTTAAATTACACGAAATGGGATTCAGCACTGATGAACTACAGTTATTAAAAAACACCAGTGAAGCTGAAATAAAAGCTGCTGTTGAAAAGGAAAAGATAGATAGAAAAGCGCTAGATCAAACAGATCTTCAATTAAAATCTTGGCAAGATTTGAATATTGAAATTAACCTATTTACTAAGTCTTTGAAGGTTATAACCGCCGATTTATTACTTCCAGTAGCTAAGTTGTTAAATTCAACAATGGATCACCCGTTAGACAATTTTACATCCGGTATGTCTAAGTTAATAGATCACCCTGTGGATTTTATTACAGGTAATTCGAAAGCTTTCGATAAAACTCCAAAATCATCCGGCGCTTCTGGTTCTTGGGGGTCACCTACTTCATTTTCAAACCAACCGAATCCTGGTGGTAGAAATAATCCTGGTAATTTAAGAGCGTGGGGAAATTTACCTAAATCTGGTGGATTTGCTATATTTCCGAACAAAGAATCAGGTATATCAGCGTTAGGTAAGCAGTTAAAACTTTATCAAAACAGAGACCATTTGAATACTATAACTCAAATCATAAATAAATACGCCCCTTCTTCTGAAAATAATACAACTGCTTATATAAAAGATGTTAGCCAACGAACTGGATTTAATGCGAATGAAAAACTTGATCTAAATAATCAAGAGATTTTATCCAAATTGGTCGCTGCTATAACTAAGCATGAAAATAACAAAACTAGTTACTCTCCTGAACAAGTCAGTAAGGTATTAAATCCACAAAATCAGACTATTACGATAAACAATAACACCGGCGGTAACGCGACGGTAGCATTAAGTTCAGCGAGTCATTAACCATGTCAAGATCATCGTTTGCACTATCATACGAGATAACTCCTATAATATTAATCGGCGGGATTGCTGCTGATTTACCATCACAGATGCTACCTATAATAGCGTTAACGGAGCAAGAAAATTATGATAACGGTTTAGTTAACGGTACTTTGAATATCTCAGAAAATGATTATTTTGCAAAGTTTAAAGTATTACCTGGTAGTAAATTAAAATCTAATAGCATTGGAATGTACGCCTTTGCGAATCAACAGGCCGCTGCTAATGCTATAGTATTCAACCCTTTAAATGTTTCAGTTTTAATGATATGCCCAGCTAAAGGTAACGGTGGTTATATAACTAAATCTCAAAAGCTTACACAATTAAAACGATCATTAGACTTACATGATTCTAGTGGTGGAATGTACAATATAGTAACTCCTGCATTTACTTACACAAATTGTATCTTATCTGATATTGTGGATATAACATCAGGACAATCAAAACAAGTTCAAAGTGAATATAGATTTGATTTTATAAAACCATTATTAACATTAGAAGATGCTCAGGCAGCTTACAATTCTTTAATGAATAATATTAATAGTGGTTATGTAGTTAAACCTGATAATAATGGTGAAATTAAATGGAGTGGTGAAGGATTAACCTCTAATCAAACAGGTGGATCAACTTCAGTTACTACAGGTAACCTTAATTCCAACGCAGTGTTGATTAATCCAAATGTTAATTAATTTTAATCCTTCACCAAAAAGTAATTTCACATTCAATGTAACTATGGATAATGTGAAATATAATTGTATTTGTAGTTGGAATATGTTCGGGCAAAGATATTACATCAGCATGTTTAATGTGAATGGACTTAGAATATTTACATTACCCATAATATCCAGTCCTCAAGGTTACAATATTGATATAAGTGGTGGATATTTTCAAACATCTAAACTTATTTATAGAGCTAGTACTAATCAATTTGAGATTATACCATGAGATTTTATGATATTATAATAACGAACCCTAACAATAATAACACTGTTATTCAAGAATGGACAACTTTAAATATAGATGGATCTAATAATCTATCATCACAATCTGTGGAGTTTGATATTACAGTTTTTACAACAGCTGAAGAAATTGGGGCAGCTTTCATTAAGATCCACGGAATACCTATAACTGAGATTGGGGCGGCTTTCAATTTAAATAAGATGAATATCCAAGTTTTTGCAGGGATGTCTAAAGGTTTACCGTTATCTAATCCTGATCAAAGAGGTTTAATTTTACAAGGGGTTATTCAGCAAGCTTTTGGTAATTGGGAAGGTACTGATATGAATTTAAATTTACAGATAATCCCAGGGTGGGGAACTGTGAATGATCAAAAAAATTTAATTGTTAATTGGGCTAAAGGTTCTCCATTAACAGACGCTATTAGAAACACGTTGAGTGTGGCTTACCCTAACTATACTATAAATATAAATATAAACCCTAATTTAGTATTAGCTAATAGTGAATATGGATTTTATCAGACAGTGCCTCAATTTGCCAGATACATTAATCAAGTTTCTAAATATTCCAATCAGTCTGCTGATTATGGTGGTGTTAAAATTCTCATAGGTAATAACACGTTTACAGTATATGATGGGTTTAGTAAATCCACACCGAAAGAAGTGTCGTTCAACGATTTAATTGGGCAACCTGTATGGCAATCCTTGAATCAAATTCAGTTCAGAACTATAATGAGGGCTGATATACTTGTGGGTGAGTACGTAAACATGCCTAAGACTATTGCTACAAACACGGCTCAGAGCTTTTCTCAATTTAGAGATAGTTCGGTTTTTCAGGGTGAGTTTCAGATTGATGCTGTCAGACATCTTGGTAATTACAGAGGTACAACTGGCCAAGATTGGATCACGATATTCAACGCTCATTTGGTTTGACATACTGTACAGTATGAGTCATATCATAAGTATAGATAAAGGAGAACGTCATGAATATCCATATGATTTTACGTAGTTTCCACAATGTGACAAGATTCCACGTTTTAGCACGTTGCGCGAGTTTTCGTACTGAGTTTTATTACCCTTCGAATCGCACAGCGAATGCTCGTAATGCCGGTAAGCTTCATGTCGTTTTAGCACGAAATGTAGATGATGCCAGATCGTCCGGTATCGCGCAACGTGCTAAAACGTGGAATCTTAAAAGGAATGTCATGAAAATTAAACCTGAGTTGCGTATTAATCCTAAAAATCTTGTTAATCCTAAAGAGTGTAATGTTGAGCTGCATGTGAATAAGTTTCAATTAAACCTTAGAATATCTAATGCTTTAATAAGATTATACAAAAGTAACGTCATTAATATTGAAATGAATTACAGTTTACAAATTTTACTAGATTCGTTATTCATTCAAACGTCAGAGAAATAAAATGAATAAACGTACTAAACGATTAATATCTTTAGGTATACGTAAAGATCTTAAAGATGAAGGTTATTACAATACTCTAAGTAAAATTTCTATGTATTTACAAATGGATTTAATAAGTTGTTTCTTATATTACAACATACCGGCGTTTATTAACATTAAGCAGCACCCAGTCAGACATATAATGCGTTTACGCACTATTGGAGTTTAAAATGTCTAATACGTTAAACACCCCTATCCAACAAAGTTTCACCCAAGGCGTTGGTAAAAACGTCAATGATAACAATCAACTTCTCGGCAAATCTTTACCGGCTCACGTTGTGGCAGTCACTGGTAGTGTTGTGACAGTAGCGTTCGATGTGGTAAGCGACTTCACATTACCCACTGTTACCGTACCGGTATTGGGATTTGAGTATATAAGATATCCAATACAAATTGGTGATAAAGGTGCTGTTATAGCGTTCGATGCCAGGCTTGGACAAAATAGCGGATTAGGTCAAAATTCAACAGATTTAAGCAAGCCTGGGAATCTAAGCGCTTTAGCGTTCGCACCTTTCGGTAACATCAACTGGTTTGGTGTAAACCCCAACGCACTTACATTATACGGTATCGATGGTGTTGTAATTGAAGACACGCATGCTCAAAGTATAATAACGTTAACACCTAGAAGTATTACAATTGTAGCATTAGACTTCGTTACTATAAATATAAACGATACTTTATTTACAATACGTTCGGACGGTAGTTTTGAGTTATCAGCTACTGGTACCGGTTTAATCACAGCGATTGGTGGCGTTACTATCAGCGATACTGTAAATAGTATGGTAATATCTCACATGTATAACACGTTCAACAGTATGATAACTTTCTTAAATTCACATACACATACTAATAGCGGGGGGGTCACTTCTACAGCCGACATACCTTACACCGGTGGGAATCCGATATTGTGATATTTAACACTCTATGCTATAATAATAATGATTTAAAAATGGTCGAGAGGGTTTTATGTTACGAACATGGGGACGAAATAATGCTGGTCATTGGATTGAAATCACAACCGATTATAACGGTCTAAATGACGACGTGTATCTAGTTACACTCATACAAAATTTAAAATTAAACGTTGGTGAATCTCCATTCTATGCAAGAAACGGTATACCTGCTCAACAATCAGTCATTTCTCAAATTTTCCCGGATTATTGGGTTCAGCAAATACAACAACAATTTGCAAAGTATTTTGCATCACTACTAATATCAAAGCTGCCGACTCCTTTACTAAATCATTACCCATTGTATAAAATTAATGTTTTGACTAATCAAGGAAGTTCTATATCGATGGAGATTCCACAATGACATTACCTATAGTAATAACTAAAAACGGTTTACAACCTCAAACTGCCCGATCATTGAGGGATCAATTAGTCGCTATTGTTGAAGCAATTGACCCTAGCTATACAGCTAATCTACCAGGTTCTCTTATAGAAGATATAGCATCGACAGATACGGCTGCAATGAGCCTTATAGATCAAGCACGTGTAGAATTAGTCAACAGTTTAACCCCTTACGGCGCTAATGAATTTTTACTTAATCAACTTGGCCAGATATACGGCATTCAACTGGGGCAACCAACCAATACATCAGTATTTGTAAGATTCACATCCACACCTGGATTTGTAATTGCTAAGGGTTTTACCGTATCTGACGGTTCGCATCAATACGTAGTTCAAGATGGTGGGGTGATAGGTTCTGGTGGTACTGTCGTATTGTTTTGTGTGGCTACAATTACAGGTACATGGGCAGTCCCTTCAAATACTGTAACAACTCTTGTCACATCTGTACAGACCGGAATCACACTAACTTGCACAAATCTTAACCCTGGAACACCTTCAACAGGGACTGAAACTACAGACAATTATAGAATGAGAGTGTTACAAGCTGGGGTTGCGGCTTCAACTGGAATGGTAACTTACTTAAAGACTTTATTGAATAATGTTCCAGGTGTGGAATCGCGTTTAATATCTGTTAGACAAGTTGGTGGGAATTGGCAAATTCTATGTGGAGGGGGAGATCCATATAGCGTAGGTTTTGCAATATATCAAGCGTTATTCGATATTAATCATTTAGTGGGGTCATCTTATACTTCCAGGAATATAACAATCTCAATATACGACGCCCCAGATAATTACAATATTATTTATGTAAACCCGCCATTACAAACAGTAGCTATAGATGTAACTTGGAATACTACTCTCACTAATTATGTATCGAATGATTCAGTGTCTATATTAGCGGCAAATGCTTTAACTGATTATATAAATAGTTTATATGTTGGTGACGCTATAAATTTATTCGAATTACAAACCGTATTTCAAACCGCCGTTTCTGCATTCATACCAGCTCAAAATATATCAAGAATGATATTCGCGGTTTATATAAACACAGTTTTAACACCCCCAGTTGGTGGAACTGGATTAATTGAAGGTGATCCTGAAAGTTTTTTCTTTACACAATCTAGCAGTATTATTGTTACTAGAGGGTGATTGAATGATATCTAAAACTATAAAATCGTATCTATATTGGCAGTACGCAGACGATGAAGATTTACAAGCTTTTATAACTGCATATAATACAATGACTCAGGATTATGTAGATTGGTTTTATAACATATCATTACCTATATACACCCAATTAAACGGTGATTTGTTGGATTGGGTGGGATTAGGTCTTTACGGTATACATAGATCGAGTATTGGAGTTTTCATAAATAGGTTACAAGGCACTCTAAACTCTTATGAAATGAACACGACTGAAATGAATGGGTTTAGTAGTATCGTAAACTACACATTGACTGATGATCAATACAAAAAAGTAATAACATGGCATTTTTATAAAGCCGACGGTAAACAATTCAGTATTGGATGGTTAAAGCGGAGAATTGAAAGATTTTTATATGGAATAAACGGTGGTGATTCCACACATCCGACATATAAAATAAGTGTACAATTCATAGACAGTAACACAGTTCTTATAAATTCCCCAAACCAAATTTTCACTTTACTTAATGGTTCAGGTACTATGAACTCATTTCAGATGAATTCTATAGCTGCTGAAATGAACAGTGGTATATTTTACAACATTCAGACATTACCAACGGTAGACTTGTCTTTTTTAAAAGTAGCAATAGATTCCAAAATTCTCGAATTACCTTTTCAATTTAATTACGTAGTGAGTACAACATGAGTTTAACGACACTTTTAATGACTAATAATGCCGGTACTACTTTAGCATCACCATGTGGTATTGGTAACACGACTGTAGTTTTAGCAACAGGTACAGGTTCTAAATTTCCAGTACCTGACGGATCTGGTAACCAATTCTTCCCAATAACTCTTGTTGACCAAAGTGCTGGAATAGCTGTAAATGAAATATGTTATTGCACATCAAGATCGGGGGACACTTGCACGGTATTACGTGGACAAGAGGGAACGGCGCAGCGTAACTGGTCGACTGGTGATGTGGCTGCGAATTTACTAACTGCTGGGGTTTTACAATATTTAGCCGGTAATACGACTGGATTTATAACAGCAAGCAGTACTGATAATTTAACTAATAAGAGCATGAGTGGTACAGCAAACACCTTCACAAACTTACCTGCTGCTGCAATAACAGGTACTTTACCAATAACACACGGTGGTACTGGATTAACATCTGTCGGTTCAAACGGACAAGTATTAACGTCAAACGGTTCGTCATTATTATACACTACTATCAGTACTGGATTGTTACCATTCCAGGGTAGTATAACGGCAGGTGCTGCACATGCATCTTCACCGATACTTGTGGCTGGTTATAATAAAATCATAGCGTCGGCTGGTGGTGACGCGGCAGTGCAATTACCAGCTTCACCAAGTGCTGGAACACAAGTTATAATTAGAAGTACAGTTAATGCTAATATATACGCTCAAGGTTCTGACACTGTAGATACGGTAAGCGGCACATTAACCATTATTGCTATAGCTAATGGTGTACAGGCCTACAATTATGACGGTGGTAATAAATGGTCAGAATTGTATTCAACTTCATATTAAAAGGGTTTAAAATGCGCAAACTTCTGTTATTATTGAGTATATTATCTACATCATACTCATACGCAACATCCGTCAGCACTACAATAAATTCCACAACATACACATCGATACCGGAGAACGGTGGTGCTGGATTTACAGTAACGCCATTTCTAAATTCACAATGTATATTCGCCTCATCATTACCTTCAGCTTCAGTTGTAGGACATCGTATAGTGCAAGGTGAAACATGGGCTGTCAACTCAACGGGTACATCGTTGTGGTGTAAATCGGATCAAACCGGTAATAATTATATTACAACTACAATAGCTAGCGATGCCTCTGTAAACGGGAGTTCTGGTGGTGGTGGTGGTTCAGCTTCTCATGTGATTGTTGATTCATCTGCACTCCCTAGTGGGGCATCGACATCAGCAAATCAATCGACTGAGATAACGGCACTAAACACAATCAATTCAACATTAGGCTCACCTATGCAAGCTGGTGGTGCTGTAACAGCAAACGCCGGAACTAATCTAAACACATCGAACCTGGATGTGGCATTATCTACCAGGTTAAAACCGGCTGATACTCTCGCTAAAGTGACGACAGTTGATACAATTACTAATCCAGTTACAGTAAGTAATGCTAGCTTGAGCAATCTTGATGTGGCATTATCTACCAGGTTAAAACCGGCTGATACTCTCGCTAAAGTGACGACAGTTGATACAATTACTAATCCAGTTACAGTAACTAATGATA